AACGAGCCAAGGGTTGACCATGCTAAATATTTAGGTAGTTGGCTAAAGGCTTTAAAGAATGATAAAAAGCTTATCGGCAAAGCGGCGGGACTAGCACAAAAGGCTTTTACATATCTCAAGAAAGAAAGCTTACAAGATACCAAACCAACAAGAAAGGCGGCTTAATATGACAACTGACCAAGTAATGGAGTGCGTTGCGTTTGTAACGTTATTATCATTTTTAGTGTTTTTATACTTCATACTATAACCTTAAAACCATAACACAAAAGCCTTGCCTAGTTGCAGGGTTTTTTTATGCCCTATAGACTGATTTAAAGCCCGTACAGAGCGTTTTGTAGTTTTTTGGTATACTGACACCAGTGAGCATATTTTAACCTCTCTACAGCCCTCTATAAGCCTCTACTTTAGATAAAACCCTCACAAATACTGACAAACAAAACAAGTTTGTGTATCTAAATAATATTATATTATATATATATATATCTATACTATATCTATTTAAGTAATAAAAAAGGCCACCTAAGCGACCTAATTTATTTTTAATTATGTTATGCTGTTATTCATTACAGGATAGAAAAGGGTTTAAGGTCTCTTTCATGGTTTAGTATTTGCCTTGTAGTATCTATATTAAATCCAAACATACTGCCTATTTCCATAGCTAATATTTGCCTATTAGTTATTCCCTTGTCCTCATTCCAGTTGAGCCAATGTTCGCGGCTTTCTTTATGGCCGATGGGTGCGAGTGCATAACCTGTACGTCCGCGACTTATTATAATAATTTTGTTGTCAGCTAGCGTTTTGCTCACGCAATATGGAGGGAGGTATGTAGATAATAATTTATTTTCTGCCTCACTTAATTTTTTATTTTTATCAGTCATTAATCTTGTTCCTTTATCATTTCAATTATTTGCTCTGGACAATCTGTTTTATTACCCGCAACAGCCCACCCAAATTCTATTAGTCTTGGCACAAGTGACATATCATATATAGTATTAGTCAAATCTTTTCTTGCTGGCGCGTTTGGTAAATTCATTGCGTAAACCAATGTTTCAACTAATTGCTCCATAGATTGCCAGCCTTGTACATCATCACCCTTATAACTTAAGAACTTACCTTTATAAAGTATAGCAGTCTCACAATTTGGCGCTCTCCTGCCCTTGTAATAATCGCTATCTTCCCATGCTGTTCTTTGCTTTTCCAATTGCTTTTCGTCAGTACAAACAAGTCTATTGCTGTGATAATTGCCTTCTCCTATTTGTACGCTAACCTCTACATTATTGTCAAAACTTACACAAAAACCCGCCTTAGTGTCGTGACATTGTACGTCTAGCCCCTGCTTAACTTTATATTCTTTGCTGTTAATTACTTGCATTTTTTGTTCCCTTCATTGTGGCTTAATTGCCTTGAACACATTTCTGTTAATATAAAATTAGCTTATAGTAAACAATTAGAGTTGCTTATGTTGCGATTATTTCTTTTTAAATCCTTTTTTCATATTAGCATAAGCTTTACTTGATATAGTTGACTTCTTTTTACTTCGACTAATGCCTTTTTTCTTACGTGCGTTTATGTTCGCATATAGTCCCTTACCTGGCATATCTTAACCTTTCTCAATCAATTATCTATATGAAATCATAAGCTTTTTTGTAATAAAATGCAAGTAATTAGTTATTATTAAGCCGCCCATTTCGCGCCGTTCCCATGCAAAACAACTGCAACAGATTTAGCCTTAATACTTGACCCCCTGCAAAGCTTACACGTTGCGCAAGTAATGGCCTTTTCTTTCAGCTTTATATCAGTAGCGGGACACAAAATTTCATTAGGTTGCAAGCTGTCATTTTCACTTATAGTTCTAAAAGTTCTAATATTAAGCTTCCAAAATTTACGCGCGTCTTTTAAAGAGTTAGCGCTTGCCATACAATTTAAATAATCAACCCCTTTTAAATCATGCTGATGCGTATAGCCCGTATAAGATTTGGCCTTGCTGATTAATGCCTTAATTATATGACCTGGTACAGCGGCGGGGTCACCATATGCACCCAATCTTATAGCTTCATTAGAGCCAAGGGAAACTAGGTCATTAACAAGTTTATATTTGTTGGACTTGTAAGCTTTATATATTGAATTTGGCCCATGTATCAATGAAACATAGCAAACGCGCTCTTTTGCAGTTCCTTTGTCACCATTATGAGCTATACCTTTTAATGGGCAATTACCACAAATTGAAACGTCTAAACCTAGTCTGTTATTTTCAATTGGGCCTTTTCCATTGTCATTAATAATATACAGGCTTGCCATTTTACCAAGTTTTTTATTTCTCTTGCTAAACGTTAAAGCCGCGATAATAGGTTGACCGTCGATTTGACTTGGCCCGCGATAAATTAGACACGATTGTTTTTGCATTGTTTTAATCCTTTTTTTAAAATGGCTTATGCCTTGATTGATTTTTTTATTACATAAATATTGCTTATTGTATAGTATTAAAATCTTTAATATAATATTCTACTAGCGCGTCGCATTTTTTGCACGTCAAAATAGTTAATATTATATAACCCGCGTCATTTTCTTCACTAACATCAAAATCATTATTCCATGACAATTCGCCGCCGCAATTATAACACATATTCATTTTTATATTTCCTTGCAAAGTAATCAATTAATTTAGTTTCAACATATTTAACCAGGTAATCAGTAGCTTGTTTATCGCATAAAATACCGCCCGTTTTTATTGGCAAATCATCATCAAATTTAAAATTATTATCATTATATTTTACAATATGGTTTTTCTCAAAACTATCAAATAAAACATCATCAAAAAATGTTCTATAAAAACCAGTAACAGTAGGTTTTTTAGTTGCTTCACGTTTGTAAAAGTTAAGCCTTAACGTCAATTTATATCTTGGCTTTTCGTTATACTTATTAATGCGCTCTAAGTCATATTCTGTTTTTCTTGTAATCATTTTTTTAATCCTTTAATGGAAATTAGGGTGCATTGTGTTATGCTCATCCCAGTCTGACCGTTCTTCGGGCGGCTCATAAAAGCTATTATATAGCTCATACCATTGGTCAAGCGTCATAATTTCAAGTAATTCGTTTAATATATCCTCGCTATCATCAGTCAATTCTGTAATATCAAGTAATATATCATTTTTTTGTTCTAATTCAGTCATTTTAGTTCCTTTCCTGGTGGCTTAATTGCCTATCTGCATGACTAATATAGAAACTACTTATAGTATAGCATTAGAAAAACTTATACTATGTAACAGACTTTATATTCTCTAGTGCTGTTTCAACTTTGCGAGGCGTACCTAAAATATTAAGCATAAGTATTAAATTATTATCTACCTGGCTTTGTACGCTTAACTGCAAGCCAGCCATACTCCCAGTTTTAAACTGCACTAACTCACCTGGACTATATTGCTTAAACACATCAGGTTTATATTTTTTTTGTCTATTTTTCTTTGAATGCTTACTAGTTTTGTAGCCTGTCGGATATATCTCTTTTAAATCATCAATAGCATTTAAACTCAGACAATATGGTGCATCGTTATGCATTATAAATCCATATATGTTAGCATTTTTGGCTATCAATTCAGCTAATTTATTTGTATTGCCTTCAACCTTTATTATTAAATATCCTTTGAATAATGGCTCGACATAACTAATCCTCACACGCTTTTTTCTTTGTTGCTTGCTAGTCCTTAAATATTTAGTCTCAAACGGCGTATATACCTCAATATCATTCTCACTTAAATAATCATGCACATTTAAAACTGCATCACTTTTAACTTTTAATATCTGCCACAACATTATTAATATTCTCTGATTGGTATTAACTTAAAACTACTATTATCCATGACAATTTTAGCTTGGTCTAAGTTACCACGCCATGCCAATTTTGCCTGTAATGTTAGTGTCTTGGTCGAGCAATGCAAATAACCACCTGCTGACCTTAAAAAATAACCCTTTCCAGGTTTTGGCACAAAGCTTGCGGATATAATATTTTCGCTCTTGTTGCTTCTCTTGGGAAATTGATTAGGTGCATATTTACGCATTTTATTGAATGTGGTGTAGCTTATATCAGCCATTTCTAATATTTCACTTACGCCATACCCCTCCATCCATAACTTCCTACATTTATGAATTTCAGCTATATCTGCATATTTTTTATATTGCTTAAATTTTGGCGCTACAAGCTTTAACTCTTTTTTCTTTTTGGTAAAACCACGCTTGGGCAATATATCGCGATTGCGATGTGCAAATTTATCTAAGCTTGATTTACTTACACCTAGCTCTTTTGCTATTTGCTCAGGCGACTTATACATATCACCCCACAATTTAGTAGCTAAAAGTATTTTATCTTGTGTCCAAATCCAGCTAGTCATTTGGGTTATCAAGCTTGCCTTCTTCCATCCATGTCAACACGTTTTTATAAACTTGTGGGATTGGGTCTATCTTGCCTTGACTATGCCTTATGATGGTTGACCTGTTGCACCCGCAGAAGGTTGCAAAACTTGCATAGTTAAAACCTAATTTCTTTAATAATCTGCTATATTCGTCGTTTGTCATAGTTACTCCTTTTGTTTTGCCTAGATTTACATAAGATTTACCCTAATGCAACACTTTTCTAACATTAATTTTACTAATACTTACTATAAGTATTGCTAATGCGGAATTTATTTCCTTGACTCATGTTTCTGCATAATATAGAGTGTAATCACTACACAAGGCAATAAAGGAAAAATAATGAAACATACAATAGAATCAATTATAGAAAATTGCGGTGGCTCAAAAGCTATCGCTAACAACATCGAAAACCTTAAATACGATAGCGTTAGGAAATGGAAAATATTTGGAATCCCAGAACGACATTGGAGTACAATCATAAGGTTACACAAAAAACGACTGTCACCCAACAGACTACACAAACTAAACAAGATTTGCAGAGGGGACTTCACATGAGAATACAAAAGCATGAAGGAGAAGTGACTGAAACCTTTTACACTAACCACCCTTACTTCAATCGCATGATGTTACAACGTGCTGTTAAACGAGGCGACACAAGGCGGCAACACCATTTCCAGGAGTTAGTGACAAAAGAAACGACAGAGGCGCTCAGGAGACTTTTAAATGAAGTTTAGTGAGCATCCAGATTACATTAAATATAAGCTTATACCTAACTATCTATATGCTAAGATAGCGCTGGAGCAATGTGGCAAGTGTGGCTGTGGATGTGGTAGAGATTTGGAATTTGAACAACGTAAGATACGTATTGAGCATCTGGCCCAAAGAGCGTTTGGAGGCAAGCATGAGGAGGCTAATATAGCGCTTTGGTGTGTGAACCCCTGCGCTCTAGCTAAAGACAGGAGAGACGCTCAAAATAGGCGTAAGGTCAGAAGCTTAACAAAGTCTACCAAGAAAAGTCAGAAGCCTAAACAGAAAATACAAGGTAAAGCTAAGATACAATCGCGTGGTTTTAACAACAGCTACAAGCCGAACATAAAGGAGATTGATTAATGTACAAACGCAATAAATACAACGCCATCAAAGTTAAAGACGATGGTATGACATTTGACAGTAAACGGGAGCACGCCAGATACTTATACAATAAGCAAAGATTGAAGGATGGTGAGATATCAGACTTGGAGATACATCCAGTTTATCAGATACTTGTTAATGACCAAAAGATATGTAGATATACTGCTGACAGCCAATACAAAAATAAAGAAGGCACATTGATTGTTGAGGATGTTAAATCACCTATTACAGCAAAGCAAGCGCGTTACAGGCTTGTTAAGAAACTTATGAAAGCTGTACATGGGATTACTATCCTGGAGGTATACTAAAAAAATAGGGCGATAGAAAAGGATTAGAAAACTACCGCCCAGATGCCATTACTATTGAGGGAAACCAATGGCTTTACATAATATTAAATACAATATAACATAATGCAAGCAAAAAGGATTAAAAATGCAAGATTATCACTCACCAGAGGCTGAACAGGCTATCATAGGCGGTTTACTACGCGATAACGACTTCTATGACGTAGTTAGCAATAGCCTAGCGCAACAACATTTCTATAACCCAATCAATAGCAAGATATATATTATTATCAGCGATAGACTAACATCTGGGCATAGTGTTGATGCGATATATGTAAAGAACCAACTGACAATGTTAGACGTTGATGTTGACTTAGCAGAATACCTGTCAATGTGCGTACATCTTTTTACAGGTGACGAAAATGTAGTTAAGTCATACAGCGAGATAGTTATAGATTACGCCAAGCGTAGAGAGGCAGACTACCTCACAAGGGCTTTGCAAGACAAATTGAATGACAATGAGCAAGCAATAGATACTGTATTGCAAGATTACGTTGCTGACATTGATGCTGTTATGCTTGATGGCAATAAGCAGCTAACCAAAAGTGAAACCTCAAAACAGTTATCAGACACTTTTATAGCAGACTTGAATGCAGATAAAGAGCAAGCAAGCTGTTACTCTGGCTACTTTCATCTCGACCAGATGCTTGGTGGATTTGTGCCAGGCAGAGTTTACGTTATGGCGGGAAGGCCATCAATGGGTAAGTCAGCGGTAGCCTTAAATATTGCAAAAAATGTAG